ATATGCATCGACAGAACCGGCTACGCTGAACGTCTCCGGCGCAAGGACGATGCGCTCGCGAAAGCGGTCATCGCTCTCGGCTTCCGCACCGCCTTCGCTGGTGGTGGTGTTTTCCACCGCACTCACAGCCAATCCGTCCGGTGCAGCCCCGAGCGTCTTGATTTGCCCTGGTGCAAAACCGTTGCCAACCTCGCCCGCCTGCGTGCAGGAAGCCAATACGTCAATCTGCATCGCGCCCGCAGCTACGGTGACGGCCTGCGAGGTGGCGAAGACCACGCTTCCGCTGATGGCCTGCGTGCCAGCGGGCAGCACGGTAGCAACCGAAGGTGCAGGGTTGAAGCTGAAGCGCAGCGTCACGCTGGCCGCGACGGCGGGTACACGCGAAACGCCGACGTTCTCACCGAGATAGTCGAGGATGACGCCACGCGAGTAGCGCACGAGGTTGAGCTTCGCGCCGTCCTGAAAGGCTTCCCGCGTCAGGTTCTCGCGGTAAGCCATCACGTCAATCAGTAGACGTTCTGCCTGCGCTGGATAGAGCGTTTTGCCGGTGAGCTGCTCGTAGAGGGCAATCATCTCCCGCGTGACCTTTGCGGGGTCACGCTCGATGAAACTTGGCTCCGGCATTTTCCGGTCAAGAAGCGTCGTCATAGCAGCTTCCTCAACGGCACGGGCGTCTTGAAGATTTCGGCACCCACCCCATCGGCGAACATCCATTCCACATCAACCGTCAGCGCGGCCACGTCGCTCGGCGCGACCATCACGCGCATCACTTTGATGCGCGGCTCCCACTGGCGCAGCGCATCAACCACCTCGCGCACGATGTGCGGGCGGGCGGCGTCAATCGGGTAGTCGATATAGAGATGAAGCTCACTGCCGAAGGTCGGGCGGTGCGGATCGCTGCCCTTGGGCGTAGCGAGGATGATGTAGATGCACTGGCCGATGTCGGCCACGCCGGTAACGATCTCTCCATAGCGGTCGCTTGCGAGACCGGATGGATGCCCGGCCACCTGCCCCGATAGCGCGGGCTGGTAGAACGTGGGACGAGAGTTTTCGGGAACGGTGGCGACCATGCGTGTATGGTCGCTTTAAGCCCCTACCGCAACGAGTAAAGGGCTTTAGTTTCTAAGGTAGCTGGCCGATCAGTGGGAGTGGTGATTGGTGTTTCCACCGGCATCAATAATGGTTCCAGAGGCATTGATATTGCCATCCACCTGCACGTTGCCCTGAATGCTGGCCGCAGCGCCGCCACCACCCTGGCCGACCATGCCGCCGTTGTAGGTAAGCAACCCCTGCACTGTGCATTTCCCGGTGATGGTGGTCTGCGGCGCATCAATGGTCACACCCACCGGCGTCTTCACCGTCACCGCGCCGTCAGCCGTCACATTTACAACACCTTTGCAAACAACGGTCATTGCGCCATTGCTGCGGTCGTATTCGATGCTGCCGCCGTCATTGAAATTCAGGTGAAACTTGTCCTTGCTAGACACGGGCGGCACATCCGGGTCGGAGTAGATCGCGCCGAGAATACAGCCATCCTCCATGAACTCATCGAGCAGGCAGGACACATGCTCGCCGACGTCAAGCGTCCACACCACTTTGTCTTGCAGCGTCTTGGGGTGGATGACGGGAAGCCACTGCGTGGTCAGGTTATCGATGTCGGCAAATCGCACCTTGGCGAAACCGGGCTTTGAATCGACCACGATGCCGGTCTTGTAGCTCACGCCGCCAGTCGGTCGAGCAGGGTTCATTGCGCCGACTCCTCTGCCTTCTCCGCTGCGCCTTGCTTCGGGTCGCGCACGCGTTTCAGATCCACTTCCGTGCCATAACCGCTACTGCGGCTGACGCGATGCCGGGCCTGCGTCACAGTGTATTTACCGTCCATCTTGCCGAAGCCGATCAGCGTTACGTTCACGCCACTCATCAGCCGCACTTCGCCGGGCAGGGTGAGGCTTCCGCCCGTCTGGTCTTCGTTGCTCTTGTCGAGAGCGGCATCCGCCTTGAGCCGCGCTTGCTGCTCGTTTTCAGCGCGGACATTGAGCTTGAGCGCATCGACACTGTGCGCGTTGCCAGCGGCGTCCGGGTCTTCAACTGTGGCGGTCTTCATCTCTTTCGTCTTCGGGTCGAAGTAGCTGGCCGTACCCTGCGCGGCTACGCCATGCACCTTGTCCTGAAAACGGAAGCTGCTCACTTGCTGCCGCCGAATGGTGAGCGTCGACTCAGCCTTCTTCAACTCCGACCGCTTGAAGAACGCCATCTTGTCGCCGCGAATGGAAAAGCTGTAGCCATAGCCCTCGCTCACACGCTTCAAGAACGTGAGGTCTGTTTCATAAACCTGCGTCACGCGGTCAATCTTTACTGTCTCGACATCTCCGGTGAGAGTGAGCTTGTTCCGCTGCGCCACGTCCTTGGCGATGGCATCGAGTGTAGTGTTCTCGTAGGCGCGACCGTTGCGGGTGCGGACGCTGCGCTTGATTCCGGCCGCCAGCGCCTTGATGCGAATGGTATCGGGCGGGCCTTCGAGTTCTATTTCATCCACCTCGAAGTCGCCGCATGGCAGCATCGCCCCGTTAAGGTAGCCGAGCTGCACGTTCACCATGTCGCCGTGTGCGGGATACCACTGGTTCTGCCAGCGCCGATCAGCATCTTCCAGCGTCATCTCCACGCTGTCGCTTTCGCCTTCCATGAAGTCGGTGTAGCTCAACTCAATCAGCGAAGACGTGATGACCGATGTGATGTCCTTTCGCTCATAGACCACGATGACTTTCGGCGTCGGCACGCCGGTGAGAGAAAGCAGTTCGCTCAACGCTTCCACGGCGGCAACTCCTCTGCCTGCAATGCCTGCGCCGCTGCACTGGCGGGCAGCACGGGAATCAACACCTTGGTGCCAGACGGCAGCGCCGAGCTGATGTCCAGCGCCGGATTCGCCTCAATGATGCGGCCATAGTCCATCGGGCTACCGTAGTAACGCCACGCAAGCGAATCCCACCGCTCACCGGCCTGTGTCACATGCTCGATGCAGTTGAGTGCCTTCATGGCGCGCTCCGCAGCGGTGACACGTCATCGGCCCGTGCGGGGGGAACCACGCTCACCGTCCTTGATGGCTGCGTGGCCGAACCGTTCGCGCCGATCTGCTCGATGGCGACAGCGGCTTGACTCACCATCATGTCTGGCATGGCAGCAGGTGGCGGACACTCGCGCATGGTGAGGGAGGCCTCAATCCACAGCAACGTGCCATCGTGCCGCGTCATCCGCGTGGCCACGCGTACCGACACCGGAACGAACCAGCCTTGATGTGCACCACTCATCATCACTAGTGGTAGCGGCTGGTGCGCTGAGATAGCAGCGCGCAACTTGAACAGTTCGATGGTCGGCGTGCAGAAGCCTGCATGAAACATGAGCTGCCACGTCACTTCGTTCAAGTTATCGCCAACCCACTGCAAGCGCGGCTTGCCCTCGATAAGCGGATGCTCGGCGAAGTTCGCGGAAAAGTCTTCGTCCATGCTTTCCGGGCCGGTCAACACGTCGAATGCGACCGTTCCGAGCAGCGCATGAGTCAGTCCGCGAAGGTTACCCTTGACGGCGCGCACAACGGCATCGGTGGCGAGGTCGCCGCCAAGCGAGAGGAGTTGCTCCATCATCAGAATGCCCTCCGTTGCTGCTCGGCCTGAACACGCCTCATCATTTGCTCCAACTCGCGCAGTGATAGGTTCATGGCCTGCTGCACTCGACCTTTCACATCACCGCCCATATCGCCGCCGATAGTGATATTGGGTGCGAACTGGATGCTCATGCCAGCCATCGCCTGACCACTGGCAGCGCCTCGCCCCGCTGCGGCAGGAGCGCCGATCTGCACGGTGGGCAGCATCTGCGCAGCTTCCTTTATGCCAGCCATCGCATGGCCGCTGGCTGCTACCGCGCCTGCCAGCGCCACGCCAGCCATCTTGCCCGCCGCGCCCTGCACGCCGGATAGCGCCCGGGTGATGCCCTGCGCCGCGCCTTCGCCGATGTTCAGGCCGAAGTCCATGAATACCGTGCTTGGCGAGTGGATACCGAGCATGGCCTTGAACTTGTCCTTGATGCCGGTGGCGAGTTCGCCGACCGACTGGCTCAACTTGGCCCAGCCTTCAGTGAGACCACCGACCAGCCCGTTGATGATGTCCGCGCCGATCTGAATCATGCGCGCGGGCAATTTAAGGAATTCGGCGAGCAGCTTCGCGCCCCACGTCAAAATTCCCGCGATCCCCTTGCCGAACTTTTCTCCCATGTTGCGGCCAGCATTCCCCACATCCTCAACCGGCGTGAAAAGGTTTTTCAGCCAGCCCCAAAGCATTTTCACACCCTCGACCACGAGTTTGACGGGCAGCAGGATGGGAAAGAACAGCACCTTGAGCAGTGGCATCAAAGGCTGAATGGCCGTCATCAGATTGCCAAACGCACCACGCAGAGCGGCCAGCGCCGGGCGCAGCGCATCCATCACCGGCTGGAAGCCAGTCTTGAGGCCGTCCCACAGACCGACAAAGAATCCCTTGATGGGCTTCCAATATTTCCAGACCACGAACGCAAGACCGGCAACCGCCGCTGCAATCCAGCCGATAGGCGTTGTGAGCAGTGCAAGTCCGAAAGCACGAGCCGCCCCCGCGAGCGACAAAAGCGTGGTGCGACCTACCTGCCCGAGCAGCGCCATCGGCCCACCAGCTAACTGGCTCGACAGCGCCACCGCCGCGATCCGCGTCCGCAAACCGGATAGCGCGGCTTGATAGAGGCCAGTGACGCGGATGTTCGCTGCCATGCCCAAACGCGTGGTGAGCAACCAGCCGACAATGTCCTTGAACATGCCGACCGTCGAGAGCATTCCGCCGCCCATGAACTTCATCGCCAAACCAAGCACCGACATGGCAGACGCCCCGGCCAGCACACCGAAGACCAAGCGCGAGAATAGTGGGAATGTCTCGGTGAGCGCCGTGGTCATGCGCGTCAGGCCGGTAATGATTGGCATCATGAAGTCCACCACCGGCATCATCGCGTTGCCGAGGGCGATGCCGAAGTCTGTGATGGCGATTTTCAGACCCTTGATTTTCTCGGCCATACCCTCGGTGCGTCGCTGATAATCCGCGTCGAGAGTGGAGCGGCCATCATCGTTTTTGCCGGTGCTGACGTCGCCCATCAGCTTGCCGAGTTCAGCCTTGTTCTGCATCTCTGCCAACAGGTAGCTGACCGCCTGAATGTCCTGGAACACGTCGCCGATTCCAGCACGCTCGCCGAGCTGCGCGATCATCGCCGACCGGCGCTCGAGTTCGGCCTGTCTTTGCACGGGGTCGGTAATCTTTGCCACCTCCTCGGCGACCTTCTTCAACTCGGCGGCGGCTTCTGGCGCTTTTGTTTTAACGTGATTCATCACCATCTCGACGCCTGCTGNAATCGGGTCAATGCCCTGACGCGCAGCCGCTTGAAGCTGCGGAATCAAGTCGATGCCGTGCTTCTTGAAGTCCTTGATGGTGTCCTGCGAGGTGAGTTTGGACAGGAAGTTCTTGAAGTTGTTTGCAGCTTCGTCGTTGCTGCCCGCCGTGCGAGTAGCGATCTGCATTCGCGCCGCCATGCTCACCACGGCCTCGTTGCCCTGTACGCCGATGGCCTTCATCATGCCGCCGAGAGCCGGGAACCACTTTGCCATGTCGCGCAGCTCGAAGCTGCCCTGCTTGCCCGCTTTCGCCGCTTGATTGAATGCCAGCTCCATGTCCTTGACGCCGAGCAACTGAAAGCTGCGCGCCATCTTCGCCGCGTCACCACTATCGGTACGCGTGGCGGTCGCGGTCTTTGCCATCAGCGGCATCAAGGCGTTCGCATCACCGAAGCTCATGCCGGTCTCGACCAGCTTCTTCATGGATTCGCCCAAATCATTCTGCGCCTGGTTGTAGCGCAGCGACAGGCCACGGATGGACTTGGCGAGCTCCGCCTCTTCCTTGCGCGAAAGTTCGCCAGTGATGGAGATGTCCTTGATGTTGTCTTCATAGCGCGAAGCCACGTCGAGCGGCTTGTAGAAGCCGTAGGCCGAAGCCGCCGTGGACATGATCTGCCCATAGGCTTCCGCCCGTATCTGCCGACCGCTCTGGATGTCGTTCTGACCGGAAACGCGCAGGCGCACACCCTGTTCGGCGGCGCGCAGCCGCTTCATTTCGGCAGTCAGCTTGCCAACGTTCAACCCGGCATCGCGGGCTTTGGCGGTCATGTCCGCCAGCTCGCGGGTGACCTTGCGGACTTCCTCTTTGGTATAGGAGCCGCTTCTCGTGACCTCGTTGAACCGGGCCTTGAGCGTCAGCAGGTCTTGGCCAAGTCCCCGTTTGAACTGGACGTCCTTGAGGCTCGCCTTGAGCTGCTCGGTGGATTGTCTTATCATCGACAAACCGCTAACTGCTGCGGCACCGCCGAGGAACGAGACCACCAAATCGAATTTAGTCTGTGCCATGAACTCCAAGTCCTACTCTGACGCCTTCATGATCTGCTTTGCCATCGCCGCGTTTGCGATTGGCATGGTCGGCTCTATCGTCGGCGGCGCGTGGGCTTTCGGGGGCCCCATCGGTCTGATCGCGGGAGCCGTCGTCGGCATGATCCCCGCCACCATCATCCTTGCCCTGTTCTTCCCGGTCACGCTCCCCGTTCTAGCTCTCGCAGCTTGGTGGCTTGAGCGGAAATCTGCTCACTCGCCAGCTTGACCCACTGCTCGAAGTCGCTGGTTTCCAAGCCTTCAATCTCCGAGGGCTGAAAGCGGAACCACCGAGCCAGCAGCCCCGCCCCCTGCCAGTAGTCAGTCTCAGAAACCAGACACCTTGCGAAAGGCGTCCATCACTTGGCGCATATCGGCCAACGTGATTTCCTCCGTATCTTCGATGGTCAGTTTCTCGGCAGACAACGAGCAGATCATGTTCCACACCTGATCCTCTTCGTCGCTGGTGATTTTCTGCGCAGCCTTCAGGTCGCGCCGCGTTGGCTCACGAGTGAGCGTGATGGTCTTGACCTCGCCGTTCGGGGTCTTGATCGGAGTTTTCAGCGTGATCTTCATCATGTGCGTATCCTTCGGTGAATGAATAGGTGTGGGGTTTAGCTATCACCCTTCCCGGTTTTTCAGCCCCACAAAGCGCCCCGGTGTAGCTGACCAAGACTCCCCTCGCGCCGGTCAGCGGGCATCGAGGTTCAACGTCTCCACGGAGGTATCCGTTTAGCCGCCGATGTTGGTGCGATACAGATCGAGCTTGTCCACGCCGTTGACCTTGTAGATGTTCGCCATCGCATCGACTTCCAGCACGTCGTTACCGTCCACCACCTGCTTGATGTAGGTCGCGGAGAACTTGCTCTGGAACTCAGCCTTGTCGTTCTGCTTGAAGTCGCCGGTCGGCACCTCGAAGAACGAGCAGGTGATGAACACCACATACGGCACTTGCGCCTGTCGGCCTTGAGAGTTGTAGGTCTCCAGCGAGCCGCGCGCCTGCAACTGGATGGCGGTGTAGGGGTCGAGCAGCCTGTTCCAGACATCGCGGTAAAACGAGTTCCACTTGATCTCGCCTTCCAGCGCATCGAAACCGGACGGCAGCTTGATACTGCCGACCATGCCAACGGCCTTGTGCTCGGCCATCTTGAACTTGACCACGGGGAGCTTGAACTCCTCGGCCTGACCCAAGAGGCTGTTGCCGTCGATGTAGATGTTCGCGTTGTTGATCGTGTTGAGAGTAATCCCGGCCACGGTAGGCTCCTTTCAGTGTGAGTTAGTTCGAGCCCGTGCCCAGTTGGGACAGGTAGTCGATGTTGATGCTGGCCTTGTAGGTCACGCGTTCGGCGGGCGTGGGCGGCATGAAGTCGTAGGTGATGGTCAGGTGACCCGCAGCGAGTTCCGTCACCTCGTTGTCGGCGGGATCGAACCATGCCTTGCCGTCGATGATCGCGCCATTCGCCTTGAGCGTCCGCATGAAGCCGTTACAGCTCTCGACGATGGCATCGATGAGGGCGTTGTCGAGCGGACGGTCGTTGAACTGGAGCGTGAAATACTCCAGCGACTCGGCGATGATGTCTGCCGTGCGGCGCACGCACAGGAAGTTCTTCGGGTGCGTATTGGAGGGGAACGCAGCACTGCGGTTGCCCCACACGCGAATGCCGGTACCGAACGAGTTGAAGAGCGTGATGATGCCCGCCGCGTTGAGCAGGTTAGCCTCGCAGTTCGGATCGTTGATCATCGCGTCGATGGGGCGCTCCATGCCGGTGATGCCAAGCAGTTCGGTATTCGAGAGCGACCACCAGTAACCGTTCTCCTGATCTTTCCGCGCCTGCGCCCCCGCCGCGAAGACGGACATCGGGCGCAGCACTTCGGTGTCGGCTTCCACGTCATAGGCTTTGACGTGGGGGTAGCACAGCCCGGCGCGTTCGCTGCTGGTGTTGAAGTTGATAGTTCCGGCAGGCCCGCGACCGGTGATGGCGGCTTGCGGCGTGGTTCCGATAGGCGCGTCGATGAACGTGATGGCGCGAATGCTGCTCGCGGTCGCGATCAGTTCGGTAGACACGGCGGCAAGGGAAGCGAACACCGGAGAGATCAGAATCTTCGGGTAGAAGCCGAACAACTGATAGCAGTCGCGGAACGCCTTCATGCCCGTGCGCTTAGCCGTCACCGGGTCAATAGTGCCGATGATGTCCGAGGGTTGCACCAAAGCCGGGTTGAGCCACGAGTAGGTGGCCTTAAGGGTGGTCGGGCTACCCACCGTGCCAGCCGGAATCGCACCGCCCGCCAGACGCTTGCCCTTGCCAGTGGCGACGTCGAAGGTGTAATCGGTGTCCAGGACGTAGGTAGTCGCCAGATCGGCGCTGGTCAGAACCAGACCGCTTACCGCCGCGTGCTCCAACTGGAACTCGCCGGTAGCCGGGTCGACGGTCACAGTTTCAGGCGTGGCGCTGATGGTGGTCTTGTGCGCGGCGTTGGCCGGGTCGAGTACGTTGATGACCACCACCACGGTGGCCTTCTGGTCGAAGATACCGTCCAGCGCATCAAGGATGGTGCTGTTCGGCACGTCGACGCCGAACTGAACGAAGTCTTTCTCACTGGTGATGATGATGGGTTCGTTCACCGCGCCAGCAACAGCCGTACCGATGAGACCGATGACAGCGGTCTTGACCAGTTGAACGGGACGCGGGCCTTTGTCGATCTCGATGGTCTCGACGCCATGCAGGAAACTTGCAGCCATTGAAATCTCCTTTCAGATTTATTTGGTCTTGCCCGACTTGACGGTCGAGGCTTCGGGTTCGATGACGGCAGGCGCGACGGGTACCGCCTGCGGAATGGACGCAGCGGCAACAGGCTTCAAGTAACCCTGCGCCACCAGCGAGGCGACCATCTCGTGGTCGGCGGGGAGGTCGACCTCTTGTTTGTTCCAGAACAACACGTCCTGGTCTTTGAGTCCGCCCTTGCCGTCGCTCACCTTGAGCGTGACGGCGGAATTGGGGCCGGTGTAGATGTAGCGAGACATAAAGGCACTCCTTTTTTAGATGGTTGAAGATTCCTGCACGCCGAGCAGCGACGACGCCGGAGCGTTGTCGTCGTCGGCGACAGCCCACGGCCCCGGTGGGCGCGGACGGTTGGCCACAGTCGTCATGGGAACGGCGAACCGCAGGCTGTAGCCCCATGTGCCCTCGACGTAGTCGTCGAAATCCACACTGATGATTCGCACCTGCCCGGATGCCTGCTGCGGTGTCCAGCCCAAGAGCGTGTTGCGGCAGGTTTCCAGAAGGTCATAAATGCCGACACCCTCGGCAGCGTCGGTCGCATCAGGCGTATTGGCTTCACGCAGCGTGCGCGATACCAACCCCAGCTCGAATTCATCCTCGTAGCTGACGAGCTGGCCAGCGGTGGCGTGGTGGTTGAACTTGCTGCCGCGATAGATAACCAGCGCCGCACCCTTGGGATGCGTCATGCGGTAGTCGCGCGGACGGTCAGGCCACGCGCGTACCTCCACCTTCGGGTGCGATTGGCCGACCAATGTCAGCGCCGCAGTGATGCGCGCGATGATGGCGCTCTCGGTGAGGGCAACTGCGCTCATCAGCGATTCCCCCGACCAAAGAGCGAAGGTGGCGTACCGAATTGAGGCATCCCGGCTGACTGCGAGGCCGGAGCATCGGCAACGTCATCGCGCAGCCTTGCGCCCGGCAGTTGCACATCGCCGCAAGCGATGGCCTTGAGCAGCTTCACCACATCCTCATACCGCTGCCGCGCGTCCTTGATGTCGTCGGCAGGCCGTAGAGTTTGCAGTCGGTAAATGGCGATGTCACACGCGCAGCGCACCAGAATCGTCGGCGCGGCCATCGGCACACCGGACTGATCCTGCAATGGCAGCAGGTAGCGCGTAGACAGGTAACCCTCGATCTCCGCGCTCGCGTCCGCAATGGCTTGACCAGCACGGACGGTATCGAGCGCCTGCGCATCATCGTCAGTGATGTTCCGCAGGTCGCGCTCGGCGTATCGCTCGGTGAGTTGAATGAGAGTGGCGTAATCCATGACGGCACTTTGCCGACTGGCTCGCCTTGCAACGAGTAAAGGGCTTTAGTTTCTGGCGCTACATCAGCGTCGCGCGCACGATTGGCGAACCATCAAGGGGCGCAATGGCGAACCACGCGAAGACTTCGGGTTCGCTGCCGATTTCGGGCAGTTTTCCGCCATGCGCACAGTTTGCGGATCGCATCTGGCGATTCATGGCCGCACAGAGGCCGCTGCGAACGTTCGCGCTGCGTTCTGGCACCCCGGTCTATACCTTCGCCGCATCCACGAGGCGTGCGCGGCTTGCAGGCCGTTTAATCGCGCCGGCAAAAAAAAGCCCACGCGGGTGAGGCGCGGGCTGAAGCTGCCAAGAAGGGAAGCAGCAGGGAGGTTTTAGGTTTCAGGCGTCTTTCTTGCCGCCAGCGGACTGCTTGCCGCCTTCCGGCTTCACATCCACTTCGCGGACGATGAGACGCGGCTCATCCTTGAGTGCCTGAATTTGCTCTTTCGAGAGTTCTTCCAGCAGCACCGTGGTGGGCGTGGCGGAAAACTCGCGACCAGCGCGACGGAACGCGCCGGACTTGCAGATGACTTCGAGTGCGTTTGCCATGTCGTCGTCTCCTTATCAGGCCAGCCACGGGCAGACTTCGACCTTCATCAGCCCCTTCATCACGTTGGTGGTGTTGGAGATGATGACCGCCTCCAGCGCCTGACGCGCGGCCTGTTCCAGCGCGGGCGGAACGAGCAGCAGGTTGGGCATGATGCCGAGCGGCTCACCGTTGTCGCCCTTGAACGCCATCATCGCGGCGCGCGCCGCCCACAGCGCGGTACTGTCCAGCGTTTGCTTGCTGGCATAGGCGGTCTGCCACAGACCATAGCCGACGTTGCAGCGCCCATCCACGCCGAACAGCAGCTCGTTGCGCTTGAAGACGTGGTCGCTGTCACCGCTGGTCAGTTCCTGCGGCTTGAAGGGAGTGCGCTGCTGGAAGATGATCGGCTTGACCACCTTGGTGGTGTCCAGCAGATACCACGGCGTGCCTGCGCCGCCGCCCGTGTTGGACACGGAGACCGTGCCGGTCTTCAATTCAACCGGATGGTCGGTATCGAAGAAATACTGCCCATCGGGGCCAGTCGCGGCGAAGCCGTCTGTCAGCAGCTTGAACACGAGGCGGTTCGGGAACACACGAGCGTTCTGGCCGAGCTGCTGCGCGGCGATGGAGTATCCGCCGAGCTTGCGGTCGGCGATCTTGTCGACCGGCACGCCAATGGTGCCCTCGAAGTGTTTGTTGGAAATCTTGAACGACGCTTCGGCCAAGTTCTGCACTTGACGGTCGCCAAGCCATTCACGGATGCTGGAGAGGTTTTTCAT